GGGAACTCCGCTGGGACGCATGCAAGCTCCGATGTCTCGGGGTCAATCAGTGCCTTCGCGTAATCCACGGCGCAAGCTGACAACTGTGAAGAAGTCGGCATGCCTCCGCGACCACGCGCCCGAGGGCGATTCGCACCCTTGGGTTTTGGATTTCCTTGCGGCTTGTTAGCAGCAGTACTAGCCTTGGCTTTCTTGGACTTGTTCTTTCTTGGCATCGTTACAAATCTAAAACGATTGTTTCTCCTGACTTTCACTAGGTTGCCATCCCTTTCCGCACCAACCTCCACTATAACGGTGCAGCCGATTGGGTTACGCTTAAGCGTAATCAGCGCGGGCCATCGCCTCGAACAGCGGATGCTCTAAGAACACCATCGCTGGAGCCGCCATAAGCAGCTGCTCAATTGAGGGATAGTCCCGCCAAGCCTCGCCATACCGTGCGAGGCCCCATTGCATCACGCCGCGCGGGCTCCACGCGCTCTTCGGCCTACCCATGAACGGGCCGGTCGAGACCGTGATGCGATATGCATCCTCAGGGTCAATGAGGGAGGAGACTTCACTCTCCTCTACGTCAGACAAGTGCCGTCCGACGAAGGCATGCAATGGCGGCAGGAGCCATGCATCCTTAATGCCGAGTGCCTGGTCACGCAGGAACCGCGGACCAGCCTCTTCAATCGGCAGATCATAGATCTCCGATGGGTGTCGCAAGCTCACACCGATCTTGTTGAACTTGCTGGGCAAAGGGCACGCCAATAGGCCTAGCTCTTCACCGTCACAGAATCCCGGCATCAATACATGCTTCAGGAATGTGGCGCCCACGAAAGGGTGACCATTATCCGATCTGGTCACGCGCAGCTTTATCTTAAGACCAAGCCGCTGGAAGCCCTCTGTCAAAAGCTTCTCCGCCTGCGAGCTGAGAATTGCATCTGCCAATGCACTAAGCCCGCCGACCTCATTGAGCACATCCGTCCACGACGTAATGGTGACTCCACTGTTCCCAGTTGAGGTCAAGACACTTCCTGTCTTGCGCTGACCTTGGGGGGTCTTGATCACTGCAGTAATTCCACTGTGGGGGACGGTGTGCACCAATGAACTGGTGGTTTCCGCCTTCATCAGCGTAATGATGCGCTCAGGTGTACCGAGCGCTCTCAAGATCTCAAGTGGTCCTTTCTGAGATTCCTTGAACTGCGACTGATCAAACATCGAGAAGTCGCCCTCGATAGCGAACCAGCCCACCTTGGTATGGTAGGCCAGGATCAAGCTGTCATCGCCAGACACAAAGAGCAAGAGCTGCTCCCGCGCCGAACGCGCCGCCTGAGTGGCCGCTGTCGACATCTCCACGTCGGTCATTGGTCCAAGAATGACGTACATAGGTAGGCCATCTCGGAGGATGAACGGGGTGGAGTTTTGCCAATCAACGGGGAACACCTTCTTCAAGCGTTGTGTAGCCTCATAAACATAAGGCCCGGCGTAGGCGACCTCTTCAGGTCTCACGGCAGCGATGGTGCGTGCCAGGCGGTCCATTA